TTCTAAATACCTTTAAAAGATATTCTAAGTTATATCTTAGTTCTATTCTAATTATAATAGTTCTTAGTAAGACCTTACCAATATTAATAAGGCTTTATTAAGGGGTCGTTGAAACCGTGAAAAACGCTTACCATCCCTGAAAAAGACTTACAAATACCATACGGCTTGGGATGTGTGATGTTCGATGTGTAAAACAATAAGTTCTAGGAATCCCTACAAGGCTCTCTAAGAGACGTTCTAATGGTAGGTGCTATGGTAGGGCATCTTATTGAGAGTAAGCCCTCTCACGGCTCTTGTAGGGCTCTTAAAAGCCATTCAATGGCACCATCTCAGGTGTATTATCCTTTTGTGTGATCTTAACGTGCCATTTTAAAGGTATTTTGGATTCATTTGGAATACTGCTTGACTTTGGTATCCTCGGCATGCTAAACTCTAACACATATTAAATACTTCTAAAGGGTTTCAGGGGTTCTAAGTTCATCTCTTCGTTGTATTGATTATCTAAATATCTTTAAAAGGGATATTAAAAATGTAAAATTTAGGAATAACTTAAAGGGGATTACAATGACAGACAAGGTGAAAAAGAATTGGATGGAGCAATTCTACGAAGGGGAGAAATCAACACAGGCCAACAAGCGTCGTAAGACCAAAGTCATGTGTACACGGTGCGAGGCTTGCAACGCAGTCCTAGACCAATTCCAAATGGAATATGGGTTGTGCGGAACCTGTGACAAGAGTATCAAGAGCGCAGCGTCTTCCAACAATATCGCAGCGGATAAATATTTCATGGAACATGAGATGTGGCGCAACCCCTTGGGGTCATCGGAGGAAGAGGCTTCCGCCGTCACACGGGGAGAGCATTACGATGACAATGGTTGATGGCATGGTATGACGAGTATGAACATCCATAGTTGACATAGTTAATGGGTGGATGTATAATATTATCATAAGGCGGACAAAGGAAAGGAGAATACGATGGAAGAAGAAAACCAATACTTTGGAAATCTGGAGAAGAAGCTTTCAATGTGCAAAGAATACGTGAATGTCGTAAACAACTTCTTATCCAAGAACAATGAGCCACTAATTGACAAGGAAGAGAAGATGTCGGGCATTGTTAATGCACACAAGAAGTTCTATGGTGAAGATAATAAATACACCGGAAGCGGCATTCTAAAGGAGGGTATGTGATGGAAGGGGAAATTAAGGAAACCCGAGAGGGTGCAGACTTATTGGTAAACACTCTTGAGGATATTATGCAGGATTTACATGATCTAATTGGCGATTATTGTATTGATCGCGGCGTAACAATCAAAGAGATTGATGACAAATTTAAAGAGGTGAAGGACACTTCAAAATCTATCAGAAAGTACACAAAAGAATACAAGAAGTCAGAAGAATTATGAACATCCTCCCAGAAGTCGTTCAGTTTATTACATTTGGAACTATCTGGATTATGCAGGTTATGTAAAGGAGATTAAATATGTTTGAAGAACAGTTGTTAAGTGATTTGGAAGAAAGTGTTGAGTGGTGCCAAGAAGCTATCAAAGTTCTGAAAGATTCCTCGGAAGAAGATTCTGAAGAGAGCAGACTTTCGTTGTGGTATTTCTTTTCTGACGATGAAACACTTAAAGAAGGTGTTGAACAAGTCAAAGAAGAGTTTGAAGAGATTATTGAGAATGCGGAACACACATCTTTAGGATCGTTCTTTGAACTCGAAGATGGAAGAGACATTTACGCGATGAATGTGAAGAATAATTGCCTGTGCAACGTTTCAGACGAAGATGTTGTGGTGTTCATGCCAAACGCCCGTTAGAAATAATAATGAGTGTCCTTTGAGAAACTTCAAACTGCCCTTGGCGCAACTGGATAGCGCATCGGTTTTCTACACCGTTGGTTGTAGGTTCAAATCCTACAGGGCAGACCAAATCTTCTCCAAGGGCACTCTTCATCACAACAACAAAACCCATCCCGATAAATACCGGCAGCCTCTGAAGCCCCCTCCTGAGTGATCTCCACACTCTTCCGGTATTACTTAAATAGGTGCAATATGACAGAAGACGACAGAGACCCTTATTGGGTTCATTGGAAAGATCCTTCGGACGGTAAATCAAAGATGCTTGCGGTAAGCAGCGTTACAGGGCATTACTGGACAGACGACCCCGAAGACCCTCTCATTGTGGATACAAGCGTCATCCCAATCAAACACACGATTGAGGATACGATTACACAAATCGCTGAAAAGTATAAAATGAAGAAAGGAAGGCAGTACGAACGATTCAATCTATTCAGACATTATGATCCAAAAGTACATGCCTACCTCGCTGTTGAGAAACGACCAGATGGTACAAGGGACGTAGACACGGGAAAGATCAACAGAGCCTACCAAGCGTACTGGACACACAAATTCAAGCTTGTAACGTGCCTGTCACGCCTCACAGGACGTTGTAATGGTAATCCGGGGCTACAGGACAAAGAGTATTCCAAGAAGAACGTGCTAGCTGCTAAGGAGGCTAGGAAGCGCAAACTTGCCAACGCTCAACAGACGGCTAAGAAGCTCAATTTCGATCCATTGCAAAGGCTTGCATTGTACGCGATGGGTGATAAAGATCGTTTAGGTCTTACAGAAGATATTAAGCCAACCCTTCAACTGAAAAGCCTTGAAATATACCTCAAATATTCCCACCAGCAAATGAAGCCCTTCAATCCTCAAGAGATGGACAGGCTCAAAGGAAATGACAACACCCCTCAGATTAACATTGTGCTCCCTTCTGATGGTTCCGAGAATGAGCAGCATGTACTAACCCATAAAGATCAAACTTCACTTGATGATTACATTAAGACGGGCTCACGTTCAGTTTACGATGAAGAATATTCCCAACTCAAAACAGATGATGAAAGTTTTAATAGGGAGCGATTCATGGTAGACCTTCCGGAAGAGGAGGATGAAGATGAGTAATGGTGTTACGATAGCGGCTCATGGAGGCCCACAGACAGAGTTTCTTTCAACACCAGCAGACATTACAATATTCGGTGGTTCAGCTGGCGGCGGTAAAGCCGTGCAAATTGATACCAAGGTACTAACACCTCAAGGATGGTCTACCGTTCGAGAGCTTACCGTAGGAGACGAAGTAATTGACAGAGAGGGACATGCCCAGACGATTCTACAAGAGCATGTGCAGCCTCTCAAGACGCTGTATGAGGTTGTATTCAGAGATGGTGCAAAGATTACAGTATGTGGTGAGCACCTATGGGATGTAAATTTCTCAGGGCATAAAGCTGTTAGAGACACATCAACCATAAAGGAATGGATGGAGAGGACAGGGAGAAATCCAACGATCCCTTTGTACTCCCCCAGTGAAGATGAAGATATTGTGTTTGACGAGAGCCTACTCCCTATAAAGCCATACACACTTGGGTTCCTTCTAGGAGATGGACATTTTGCTACATGCCATTCGTTGAGGTTTTCCACCAGTGATGAAGAAGTGGTGGGGTTCGTGAGAGAGGATGGATACGATGTCAAAAAGACACAAAGCTCAAAGTATGAGCATGCCATTGTAGGAGGCCTGAGAGTTGATGTCGGAGAGTTAGGTCTTTACAACACTAGGTCTCACACAAAGTTTGTCCCACAGGTATATAAAGACTCTGGATACAATGTCAGGATTTCAATCTTACAAGGACTAATGGACTCAGACGGGTACAGGGAAACTAACAAGGACACCGCAGAGTTTGTATCAGTTAGCAAGACTCTTTCTGAGGATGTCCAATATCTAGTGCGTAGCGTTGGAGGGACAGCAACACTAAACTCAAAGGAAACAAGTTACACTTATAAAGGAGAGAAGAAAAAAGGAAGGACAGCTTATAGACTCTACATCCGGCACCCTAATCTTGAGAAGATTTTCAGGCTTAGTCGAAAGAAGGTTCCTAACAGTTTCCAGAAGAAATCAAGAAACTCTATTGTAGAGATTCGAGAGAAGGGCGAAGGACTTAGCAAGTGCTTTACCATCTCTGGGAAGGAATCACTGTTCGTTATTGAGAACTTCATCGTTACACACAACAGCTTCGCGCTACTTGTAGACCCCCTACGACACATCAAGAACCCCGACTTTAGAGCTATCATGTTCCGTCGTCAGGCCGTAGAGATCAACCGTCCCGGTGGCCTTGCAGATGCTTCCAAGAAGATTTATCCGTATGTAGGAGGTGAATACTACACGTCCTCTAAGAAATGGGTGTTCCCGAGCGGCGCTACAGTACATTTCATGGGTCTTGACCATGAGGACGATATACAAGCCCTTCGTGGTGTCGAGGTAGACCGTATTTACCATGATGAGCTTACAACCTTTAACGAAGAACACTTTTGGTATCCTCAGAGCCGTATACGTTCTACAACAGGGATTCAGGGAAAGACAAAGTGTTCAACAAACCCCCAATCATCAGGATTTGTAAAAGACCTTGTGAAATGGTGGATTGATGAGGATGGTTTTGCAATCCCAGAGAGGTCATCAAAGCTTCGTTACTTTATTCGTGATGATGATGACGAGTCTGACGGATTGAAATGGTTCAACAGCAGGGCAGAAGCTGAGCAGTATTATCGTGATTACATGGATGTGCACGACAAGGATGATATGTCAATCACGTCCCTCACGTTTATTAGAAGCTCTTTGGATGATAACCCGTCCCTTGGTAAGGAATACAAGAAGAGGCTCATGTCACTCCCTGCTAAAGAGCGTGCAGAGCTTCTTGGTGGTAACTGGAACTACGACGCTTCATCGGGTGTATATTTCAAGAAGACTTGGATTGACACTGTTGATCGGGCTTCTCTCCCAAAGATGAAAAGGGTTGTTCGAGGATGGGACTTGGCGAGCACACCTGTTGGCAAGGGGAATCAAAAGAATCCTGACTGGACAGCGGGCGTTAAAGTTGGCCTTGGTGACGACGGATATTACTACATTTTGGATGTGGTTAGATTTAGAGACTCTATTGGCGAAGTTAAGAAGGCCATGAAGCGTGCTGCTGTCATGGATGGCACACCAACCCACCAAGTAGTTCCACAAGACCCCGGAGGTCACGGCAAGCACGCCTTTCAAGATCACGCTAAGAATCTTTCAGGGTTCGTTGTGAGGAAGGCAAAGACAGAGAAGTCCAAGATTGATAGATTCTTGCCATTCGCTTCAAGCGCTGAATACGGACTTGTGAAGATGGTTGAGGCTGAATGGAACAATCCATTCCTGATGGAGCTTGAAGGCTTTGTAGGGGATGGTAGGAAGAAAGACGATCAGGTTGACGCAGTTTCAGATGCGTACAAAGAGCTTCATCAGGGTCAGGCGGTTCCTACAAATATATCTCTAACAGCAGAATCAATGGCTGGTGAAAATATGTGGAACTTCTGAAAGTATTCACAGAGGTTGACACGAACCAATAATTGTGGTTGCGGTGTTGTAATCTCACTGTTACAATATTATCAACGCTTACAGCACCCTGTACCATAAACCAAGAGGTAATTAAATGGCAGAAGATGACAATCAGGTTAAGAAACCTTCTGTACCTCTCACTGAGTTAGGCGGAACAGGGCTTCGTAATACAGGAGGTCACATTGATGAAGAAATTATTTGTGATCTCCGATTCCCAAATTCGGTGCAGGTATACAGACAGATGGAAACGGACGCCCTTATTAGTGGTGCCCTTTTCGCTATCAAACAGTTTATTAGAAGCGCAGAATGGACAGTCGAGGAATACTCGGGAGTTGAAGCTCCTGACGATACAAAAGAACAAAAGCTATTCCTAGAGCAATGCTTGGGTGATCTCAGCAAGACATGGGGAGAGACCTTAACGGACATTCTTTCATTCCTGTCATACGGTTTCAGTGTCCATGAGATTGTTTATAAGAGACGGCTAGGAAGAAATGCTCCCGGTAATAGAGAAAGTTCAAAGTTTAATGATGGCAAGGTAGGATGGTCAAAGTTTCCCATCCGTTCTCAGGATACTATTGAGAAGTTTAACACCACGAAGAAGGGTGATCTTGAATCTGTTGAACAGCATGATTATTGGAACCAAGTAAAGGCTAAAATCCCAGCGGACAGGTTCATTCTATTCAGAACTTCGTCCTACAAGGATAATCCTCACGGACAATCAATTCTTAGAGGGGCTTATAGGGCTTACTACTTTAGAAAGAATCTTGAGATGCTTGAGAGCATTGGTTACGAGAGAAACCTAGCAGGTATTCCCGTTATCCGTGTCCCCCATGAGATTCTTTCCGCTGATGCAGATGATGATGAGAAAGCTTTACGACGCACTTATGAAACAATGGGGAAGCTCCTAAAGAAGAACGAACAATCCTATGTGATGCTTCCCTCGGATATTCGAGGAAACGGCGAGAATGGAAGTGGTGAACACGTTTACGATATATCCCTTCTAAAGTCTGATGGTGCTAATACTGCAAACATCTCGCCAGTTATTGAACGTTATGATCGTCGAATCCTACAAAGCATGTTGGCGGACGTTCTTCTTGTTGGTGGACAATCTGTTGGTAGCTATTCTCTAGCTTCTACCAAAGCTGATATGTTTACACATGCCATCTCAAGCTATCTTGATGTAATCACTGAACAGTTTAATGACAAGGCCATTCCGCTTCTGTGGGAAATGAACGGATGGGATGCTAGCAAGGCTCCCCGTCTAAAACACGCGGGTCTTGATAAGATTGACATACAGCCTCTCGCAGACCTTCTAGACAAGGCCGGAAAGAGTGGGTTCATTCAGCCTGATGATGGCATTGAAAACTACCTCAGAGACGCTATTGGTGTTCCCCACGCACAGACAGAGGGTGATGGCTCTGTAATGGAGCGGGCAAGGGCACAGGCGGAGATAGACGGGCTTTCAGATGTCTAAAGAGACTAACCCGTATCCTGAAGAGGACGAGCTGCTAGATGACACTGAAACTGCTCTCATCGCCATCTTAGCACTGTCCTTCCTGTACGCTGTGAAAGATTATGAACAGGGTTACAAATACCAAGATGTTCAGGCTAGGTTCCGGTATAAGATCTACGAGGCTATTCCCGAATTAGAGGGAATGTCCAAGAAGGCTATCGACATGGGGTTGGAAAGGGTTGGCAATGATTATGGTCTTCCTGATCTTTATTACAACCACAATACGGCGAACCTTCCAATCGAAGTGAAAGGTGTTCTAGATGATAATATCTCTTACATCAATACCACAAACAGGGTCATGGTTGATCGCCTCTTACAGATTTCAGACGCCGAAGGATGGTCTGACGAAGAGCTGACAAAGAGGATGAAAAGGTATTTTGGTTTAACACCACAGCACCTTAAAACCATTGTCAACATGGAGAAGGCGCTTAGAGAGGATGGGGTTGGTAAGAAGGCCGCCGATAAGATGGTTCAAAAGAGGATTAATAAGCTTGTTGACTGGAGGATGGAATTAATTACTTCCAAGATTTCAACAGGAGTACTGGGCGCCTCTAAGGATGAATCCTTCGGGTATCTCATAAACACGGGACAGATCAACCTTAACGAATATGAGAAAGTTTGGAAGAGTGTTATTGATGAAGACACGACGGATATTTGCACATCATCGCATAACACCAGAGCACCTATTGGTGGAACATTTCCAAATGGATTGAAACACCCTCCCGCAGCCCCTCCCATACACCCTTGCAGATCAACCATCACATTAGCCAAGAGGATTTTATGAAACTATGAGTGATTTTAAGAAAGCCGTTTCGGAGCTTGTTGAAAAGTATTTCCCGTCAGAGAAAGATGACAATGATGACAAAGACGTAAAGATTGCAAAATCTATTGATGTAGAGAAGAAGCTGTTTACAGCGGTTGTCCTGCGCCCTAATGAGGTAGATGCGCATGGTGACGTTTACGACGAAGATACCGTAGAGAAAGCGTGCCATGACTTCTCCCAATTTTGTCGTAAGGCCAATCTCCAGCACTTGGTTGGTGTGGAAGATATTAGCTTTGTTGAAAGCTGGATTGCCAAGGAAGATATGACACTTGGAGAAGGACAGATTCTTAAAGGTGATTGGGTTGCAACAGCCAAGATCAACAATGAGGAAGTCTGGAAGATGTGCAAGGATGAAAAATTCACAGGGTTTTCCGTTGGATGCCTAGCAAATACGGAGAAGATTGATGAGTAAAGCAAAAAGAAAAATCACCAAGTTCAATTTTGAATCTGAAGGCGCCCACCTATCTCTAGTTACACAGGCTGCCAATTTACAGCAAGCTCTGGTTATGAAGTCTCTTACAGCTTCTGAGGAGGAGATTCATAAGGCTCTCGAAGTTAATCTAAAGATTTCCATGCGAGAGTTCTTCGGGCGGTACTTAAATATTGATGTAGACGATATGGAAACCATTTTGGGTATGATGGGATACTCCCCCGAAGACCTTTACGATGAATATTATCTAGAGGATTTGGGAGATATTGTCCGAGATAACATGGACAAGGCAACCGTTGGAAATTTTGTAGATACTTTCAAGTCGTTTGACGCTAAGTATCTAACCAAGGACTCTGTGCTTTCGGTTGAAAGCCAAGGCGAGGGTGTTGTAAAGACCGAAGGCAAAAAAGAAGAAACCAATAAAGGGGAAGGAAATATGTCACAAGATCAGACCGATCTTCAGGAACAGATTGAGAAGGCTGCCGAAGCCATTGTCGCTAAGCGTATTGATGCAGTTGAGAAGGCTGCCAATGAGCGAGTAGACAAAGTATCCAAAGAGCTTGACGTGTTCAAGGCTCGTGAAGAGGCCCGTGAAGGGCAAGAGATGCTTGCCAAGGCAGAGGACTTCTCACGTTATCTGGGCGAAGGCGCTGACAAAGAAGCCATTGCAAAAGCATTGGCATTCATTGAGAAATCCGAAGAAGCCGAGACCGTTAACCAGCTTCTGAAAGACCTGAAAGGTGCTCTGGACAAGGAAAGCGGTTTTGAAGAGATCGGTAAGTCCGCTACAGAAGACCAGCCGACAGATGATGAGTCGAAAGTCAGCACCATTCAGAAGACACTGATGGAAGGCGACGCCGGAATGAATGAGCAAGACGCTTTTGTCAAAGCTTATGAGCAAGTCCACAGCATCTAAACAATTTACAAAAAGAGGAAAAACTTAATGTTTGATATTAACTCATACTTTGATTACGGCACCGCTGACTGGGCATCTACCAACGATCTTGCAGAAGCCTATGGGCTGTTTGTTAAACTTGGTAGTGATGGCCAGTTTAGCGTTGCGACCACCGCCGCTGATGAAGGTGTTACTGGCGTCCTTCGTGATAACACCCCAGAAGGTTATGTACCGCCCGTTCGCACAGGTTCAGTTACATATGTATTTGCTGGTTCAGATCTGGCAGTGGGTGATTACGTTACCAATGATGCTGAGGGCAAGGCAGTTAAAGCAAACTCAGGCCAGATCGTTCTTGGACAGGTTCTAGATGTGGGTGTTGCAGCAGGTCAAGAAGCCAAGATCAACCTTATCCTTCAAGCAAGCCGCACAGCGTAAGCGTTTCACAACAACAATATTTAGGAGCATGAATAATGGCAGTTATCCCGAATCTTCGTAGTCCCGATCAGTACCTGACTAACTTCTCTTTCACAATGGCGCGCGATAGCAGCCAGTTTAAGGCGGCGAATACGCTTCCTTCTGTGAACGTACAGAACCAGTCCGGCATCTATCGTACCTTTAGTTCTGATGCGCTTCGTGAAGTACGTGTACGTCCGTATGCGTCCGGTACACAGACCAGCGCAGGTAAGTTTGAATATGGTGAAGGCCAATACAACGCGCGCCTTTACGGCCTGCACGTTGACCTTGATCCGATTACCATGCACAACGCTGCAAGCACCACCATCAACATTGAGCGTGATACCACAAGCTACCTGACCACTCAGATGCTGCTGGAGCGTGAGAACCGCTTCTACAACACCTTTATGAAAGATGGTGTTTGGGGTGTTGATAAGACAGGCACCGATGCAGGTGCAGCAGCCGATGAGTTTGTCCAGTTTGATGACGCTTCAAGTGATCCGGTAAGCACCATTCAGGACGCCATGCTGTCTGTACAGTTGTCCTCTGGCGGCTTTATGCCGAACACTATCTACATGGGCCGTCGGGTGTTTAACGCCCTTCTGCGACATCCCGAGATTCTGGATCGTATTCGTTTCCGTGGTGGTGACTCCCCCGCTGTAGCCAATGAGCAGACCCTAGCTTCAGTATTTGGTGTTTCAAGTATCGTCGTATTTGATACCGTTGTACAAGGTGCAGATGGCGAGAGCGCGATGCTTGGTGACAATACCATGCTCCTCGCATACGTTGAAAACACCGCAGGTTTGAACAGCCCAACTGCAATGGCACGATTCAACTGGGTAGGCCCGAACAACTATCTGACACTTGGTGGTTCTGTAATCAAGATGAATCATCCCCTGCTGGATGGCACTGTACGTCTTGAGATGAAATATGCTGATGACATGCGTGTTGTAGCTCCCGTACTCGGTTGCTTCTTTAAGAACGTTCTCGGCGGTTAAGAGGAAAACTTTGGGGTCTTTAATGGCCCCAATATTGATTGGAGGATAGTAACATGGGATTGATGAAACCCGACAAGGATAAAAAGCTAGTCTTTGGTAAGAAGGTCACATACAAAGGTAAAAAGTACAGCACGGGGGATACCATCCCTTATGTGCAAAACCTGTCAAAACACTTTATTGAGAAGATGTATCGTAATGGATTCTTCAAACATAAAAAGGGTGAAGAAGGTACTGGTACTGTTGAAAAGGAGACTGTCGAATCATCCGTTACTGTAACTGAAGAAGAAAATGGCGTTAGAATCGTTGAAGATACAGAAGAGTCTTTTAAAGTAGAGTATAACGGAGAGGTTCGAGAGATCAAACGGAATCAGGTTCGTGAAGATGGCACTCTTACCAAAGGCGGTTTAAAGGCGTTTGAAGATTAAAAAGGGGGATATCATGTCATTCAGTTATGCAGCGGACTTGTCGAAGCCTCTTGATTATGTAAGGTGGCGTCTCAACGATACAGAGGAAGACTTTGCAGAAGTAGAGGATGAAGAGATCCAGTTCTTCTTGGATGATTATGATTCTCCCGTTTCTCGAAAGAATCTTAATAAGGTAGTCCTGACGTTTCTTAAAAAGCAGCTTTACCATCTTCTTATCAGCCCTTCACGAGAACGCGCAGGCGCTTTTGGGGTTTCCAATACAACCGCACAGCATCTGAAACTTGCCATCAAAGAGATAGAGGATGAAATCAAGAACAGCAAGGGGCTGGCTTCACCGTCATTTGGTGGTGTTTACCAATCTGATGTAAAGGCTACCAGAGATAATCCCGCCTTTACAGATACCAAATTCTTTGATGGAAGAGTCTATTGCCCAGAGGCAACCAAGAGGAGATAGGAGATGCCTTCACACTTAGATATGAAAGGTGTTAAATCTCTCAAAGGTCGTCTTAGGGGTCTTGAAGTTCGTAAGGTTAAATGGGGTTATTTTGAGGGGCAACACTCCTCAGCGGGAATGTCATACGCAGCCCTTGCAAATCTTCTGGAGGAAGGAACAAGGTCTTCGTCGGGGGGCTACGGCATACCTCCAAGGCCAGCCTTCAAAGACAGCTTGCAATCGGTTAAGCACAATCGTTCGGGCTTTGAGAGGGCGTTGCAGGGGCGTATGTCCAGCTTCGTAAGGGGTGTAGAGTCTTCACCGGCGGGAGTCCACAACCTATCTGGAACCTACCTAAAAAATAGGTATCAGGACAGCATGGACTTCTGGATCATGGGAGGATCACAATACCAACATAATGCCCCTGGAACAGTAGCTTTAAAGGGCAAGGACAAACCTTTCGATGAGACTGGAGAGTTGATAAGAAATGCCACGTTCAGGGTTGTCTAAACTAATCAGGAGGCTCACGTGGCTAACACAAGAATGAAGCTCA